CTTTAGCTACAACTGATACTGCTTATGCAAACATCAAAGTACCGATTGAATTTATTAAATCAAAGGAAGATGAAGGGAGAGAGATGAGACAAGCAAAGTTATATGTAACTCCTGATTTAATAGGAGGAAATCAGCCTACTTTCCAAGATGAAGTGACATTGACTTATGCAGGAGCAAGTCAAACAGCTCAGATTGTTGAGATAGACACAAAAAAAGGTGGTCAAGCTTACTTGTTTACGTTGTTGGTAAATTTCTAATGGGCAAAATATCAAAAAAAATAAGAGAAAAAATACAACAAGATCTTGATCAGTCTTTTAATGAATTTATTCGTTTTGCTTTAGATGGTTTACCTGAAGCAAGTCCTCAATGGACTGGATTTTTTGCTTCTAGTTGGACTGCTACTAGAAATAGATTGAGTCCAAGTCAGGGGGATTTTGTTAGAGACTATGAACCTTGGGCAGCTATTAAGAAGATTAAATTAAGTACTCTTAAGTCTTACCCTCCCTATGTTTCTCCTCGTTTTGATTTCAAACCAAATTTCAAGTTTGGAGAGACTGTTTATATTGGCAACAAGACCGAATACGCTAAATATGCTCTTGCATCTCCTAAAAGTAATTTAATTCCTTACATAGGACAGTTAGGTTCCGTTGCTAAAGAAGTATTTAGAACACAAAAAGGTGCAGGGCTTAGAATTGCAGAAAGCTCTTCCTCTCGCATTAGGTACAAAGCATTATGACTCTTACTACAACCAGAGCAGCTTTTGAAAAGGCAATTACCGATGCTGTTGCAAGTAGCAATCCTGCAATAAAAATAATTTATGACAACATTCCTTATACTTTGCCAGGAAAAACTAAAAAATATCTAGCGATAAAAATTAGTTTCAGTCAATCAACAATCCAGCCTCAAGGTGCTGCTGTTGATTTTTACACAGGGACAATTCAATGTAATCTTTATGTGCCGAGAAATAAAGGAACATCTGAAGTTTCAGCGATGGGAGAAGCAGTCATTGACGGTTTGATTTCTGTTAATAAAGCAAATTATGTTGATACTTACAGTTGTAATCCCAAAGTTTCGGAGGTCGCTGGCCCTTTAATGGTTGAAACAGAACAAGAATCTCATTATTTAGGAATAATCTCTTGTCAATTTTCTGCCAATGCTTGAATAATATTGTATTATATACATGAAACTAAGGAACTCTATGACAGACAGAGCAGTTGATCTCCTACGCAACAAATTTGGAGTTAGTCAGCTATATACCTACGATGTAAAACAGGAAGGTGAAGTTATTCTTTCTATTTTCTGGCATCCTTTAACGATTGCAGAAAGAGAATCAATCCAAAAGAAATCAGGTTCAGAGGACGCTAATGAATTTGCATTAGGTCTGATGATAGAAAAAGCTTTAGATAAAAATGGTAAAAGGTTATTTGCTGATGGAGACAAGGCTATTTTAAGAAGAGAAATTGAAGCTTCTATTCTTCAAGAGATACAATTAGAAATGCTTGGATCAGGAGAAAAGGCAAAAGTGGAGGACGCTAAAGCGGAATTGAAAAGCTAGAGGCGATTGGTATTTTCTTTTCGCCTTGGCTAAAGAGCTTGGGATGACAGTTAATAGGTTATGTAATGAACTAAGTGCAGAGGAAATGACAGGATGGGCTGCTTTTTTTGAGTTAAAGAACGAAAGAGATGAAAAACAAATGGAAGAAGCGAAATCAGGTAGCAGCAGAGTTATGAGATAGGATTAGAATAATGAAATAAAAAGTTCTGGTACGTTGTGGCGATCCAAGACATTACCTTAGTTGTAAAGACGAAGGTAGATCAATTAAATAAATTAGAGAAGTCTATTGATACTGTTGAGAAGAAGATTGGGAAGGTATCGAAGAAAGTTATTGTTTTAGATACATCGAAGGCTGTTAACAATGTAGAAAAACTCAATAATTCTTTAGAAAAAGCAAGCAGATTCGTTAAGCGTTTTAGTCAAGAAGCGAAAGGTTTTACAGGAGTAAGGGCTATAAGCAATGAGTTGGGGATGATGAACCAACAACTTGCTCAAGCAAGGAAAGCTTTCAATGATACAAGTGCCGCAATGAAGGCATATAAAGAGGCAACTGGAAAATTAGACCAAGCAGATAAGAATCGAATAAGGACAACTCAGCAACAAAATGCTGCGTTATCAATTTTAGCTATTACATATAAAAAGTTAAGGATAGAGAATGATGCGTTTGTAGCTGCTCAAGCTAGAGCTTTCCAGAAGCAAGGCGGAGGAGAAGATTCTATAACTGGTGGAGATACATTTGGAAGCATAAAGAAAAGGGTTGATGCCTTCAAGAAATGGCCTGAAACTCTAGATTCTTCGGCAAGAGCATTACAAGAAGTCAATTTCTTGCTAAATCTTGCAGTCAAAGATAGTAAAGCTTTCAACCTTTTAGCTAAGACAAAGATTGAGCTAGAGCTAAAAGAGAAAGGAATTTTAGATGCTATTACTGGGGAAAAAGAGCAACAAACACAGGAAGAAAAGAAACAAGTCACTTGGATCGAAAAACATATTAAAGAATTAGAGACTTTAAAGAGAAGTTATAGTGATTTAGGAAATATAGGTTCTCAACTTAAAAGTATTTTTAGCACTTTAGGTTTAGGAACCAAACTAGGGTCTACTGCCGCCTTGTTTGGTGGAGGAATGGTTGCCTCTGATATTGGCAACTTAATGGGGGGAATAGGTTTAGGTGGAACAGGAATTGCTAAATCTTTAAAAAGCGTAGGTCAAACGACATCTATCCTTGCCAGTGTTGATGCGATAGGAAAACTAGCTTTAGGCGCACAGGGACTGGCTGTTGCAGCAGATCAAGGAGCAAGAGCTATTTTTGAAATGGAACGGACGTTAGCTAAGTTCATTCCTAAAGCATGGGAGTTTGCAACAACTCAAGGTCGAAGAGGTTGGGATAGGCATAGTGCTGCGTTAGGAGAGCATGGTGGAGCAGGAATTAGACCAGCAGATTTAGCTTCTTTATTCCCTCCATTTATGCGTATGTCGGCAGCAATGGCTCTGCCAAATGAAGCGAAAGATGATGCTTTGTTTACTCAAAGAAATTCTTTAAAAGTTGCACAAGATAGATTAAAGGCATTAAGTCGTATAGGACTAGAGGCGGACGAATACGCAGATACAGCTTTATATATAAGAGAGATTGAAAGAAGTATTACAGATGAGATAAAAGAGAGAGAATTAACTTTACAACGAGCGACAGATCTAACAAGAGGAAACTTAACTCCTCAACAGAGAGAAAGAGCATTGTTTAAAGCTGAAGGAGCTGCTGGAAGGTTCAAAAAAGGAAGGCCAACAGGCTTTGCGGCGTGGTCTGCGGAAGTTAGTGCAGCAGAAAAAACTCTTAAATGGGAAAAGAAAAAAAGTGGCGAATTAATAAAACAATCTGAGTTAATAAGTAAAAACAATAAGTTAAGAGAAAAAGCAGAACGTCAAACTAAATCTTTATTTACGACAGAGAAGAAGAGAAATAGAGCTTTAAGAGCAAGGTTGAAACTTGCAGGTAAAAAAATGGGAATGAGTACAAATACAAAAGATTTAGAAAGCATGATGCTTGGAGCAGGTTTTCCTCTTTTATTTGGTGGAGGCGTTGGATCTGTTGGAGGTAGTATTGCAGGTTCAGGATTAGCAGCGATGTTTGGGGTTAGCGGATTTGGGCCTCAAATATTTGGTAGTGCAATAGGGCAGATGCTAGAAACTGCTGTTTTAAAAGCTTCAGAACTAGGAAAAGCACTTTCGACTTTGAGTATGGATGGACTTAAAGAGTCAGGTATTCGTTTTACTGCTGAATTAGAAAAACAAGTTAATTTACTTAAAGAGGCTGGTGAAATAGAGAAAGCTAGGGAAGTAATAAATGCCCAAGTACAGATGCAAATAGGTGCATCTGGTGGCTCGCTTAAAGATATAAATGGTGCAGTTAATCTTCTTAAGGCAGGTTGGGATGACCTTGTGGGGGCTGCTGGTGCGTTTTTAGGGATAGTCAGTGCGCCACTTCTTGTTGCTTTAGGTGCAATCCTAAAAGTTGTAGCGATGATATTCCAAGGATGGAATATAGCTCTTGGTTGGGCGAGGGAGTTAGTAGTAGCAGTCACAGACAAACTTGCTCCAGGGTTAGGTGAGAATGTGAAAATTATGATGGATCAATTTAATCCTGCATTACAAGAAGCAATATTAAAAGCACAACAGTTAGGACGGGAGATGAGGAGAAATGCAGCCGTATTAGTGGAAGAATTGTCAATTAGAGGGCAGATGCCAATAGGTAATACATTTGAAGATCAAAGAACAAGAGCTTTTGGGCAGCATTTTATTGCAACGAATAAATTCGATACTGAAACTGAAACACAAAGGAAGGCGTTAAGGAAAGAGCATGGTTTGTTTTTTGATGAAGAGGCTTTTAATGTAAAAAGAGCAGCAGAAAAAGATCTTTTATATCAAAGTCTTTTGGACAAATTGAAAAAGATAACCCAAGCAGAATTTAAAAGTTCAGAAGCATTAGAAAGAAACATTGAATTTCTTAAGGATCAAAACAAGATAACAGAGAAAATTAATGCAGCGAAGAAGATCGGAGACAAAGATCTTGTATTGAGATTACAGGCTGAAAAAGAAATAGGAGCAATAAAACAAAGATCATTGGAAGAGCAACTAAATGCGAAGAGTCCGAGGGAAAAAGAACTAGCGATAGAAAAGGAAGTCGTAGAGATCAAAAAAGTTCAGTTGAAACTAGATGGACAATTAATAGACAAATCAAAAGAATTATCGAGTGAACAACAAAAGCTTAAGGCGGTGTACGCCTCAATTGGAACTTCTATTAGAGATGGATTAGTCGAGGGAATTAACGCCGCAATAGATGGAACGAAAACATTAGGAGAAGTCGCTTCAAATGTTTTCAAGAGAATAAGTAATGCGTTAATGACTTACGGTATTGATATGGCACTGATGGGACTAACTGGAGGAACCAGTGGTTTCTTTGGTCAAGCTCTTGGTTATGGAAAGAGAGCAGCAGGAGGCCCAGTAAAAGGAGGATCACCTTATGTTGTAGGAGAAAAAGGCCCAGAATTATTTGTTCCAGGTTCAAGCGGTAATATCGTTCCAAATCACGAAATGGGAGGATCAAATATCGTGGTTAATGTTGATGCTTCTGGATCGGCTGTTGAGGGTAACGAAGGGCAAGCTGCTGAATTAGGACGTATGCTAGGTGCAGCAATTCAAGCTGAATTGATTAAAGAAAAACGACCTGGAGGACTCTTAGCAGGTACACGTTAATGGCAACCTTTCCTAACATCGCTCCAACATACGGAGCAAATCAACAAAATTCTCCAAGGACAACAACTGTTCAATTTGGTGATGGTTATCAGCAAAGATTATTAGTGGGTATGGCAAAGAACTTAAATCCTAAAGTTTGGAGATTAACTTGGAAGGTTTCTGAAACTGATGCAGATACGATTACTGAATTTTTAGATGCAAGAGCAAATGATTCTGCAAGTTTTGATTGGACTCCGTTAGATGGATCGTTTGTAAGAAAATGGATTTGTTCTAACTGGAGCAAATCAATTACTTATTTAAACAGAGCTACTATTACTGCAACTTTTCAAGAGGTATTTGAACCCTAATGCCAGTACCTGTCTCAGAATTACAAGGAATCAATCCAACTGCAATTGTTGATTTATTTCAACTGCATTTAGACAGTACATTGCATGGTTCTAGTGATATTCATTATTTTCATAATGGTACAAGTACAAATGATGCTGCTGATATTTTATTTGGAGGACAAGCTTACATTCGATTACCTATACAAGCAGAGGGATTTGAATATAAAGCAGGACAATCAGGTACTTTACCTCGACCAACTTTAAGAGTTAGTAATTTATTTGGAACGATTACATCTATTTTGAATGAAGTTAATGAGACAACGGCTGGAAATGATTTAACAGGAGCAAAAGTAATAAGGATAAGAACTTTAGAGCGTTTTATTGATACGATCAACTTTGGTACTGATGGCTTTCTAGCTTCTGAAAATACAATTGAAGACGGGATAACTGGAGAAGATGGTAGTACTTTAAGGATGGAGAATGCTGAGAACCCACATGGAACTCCTGATAGTTCTTATGAGCTACCGCAGGAAATTTATTTTGTAGACAGGAAATCAGCAGAGAATAGAGAGGTCTGTGAGTTTGAGTTAGCAAGTGCATTAGATCTTGCAGGTGTTCGTTTACCTAAAAGACAATGTTTACCTGCTGATTTTCCTGGTATTGGAACATTCCATAATGGATAAATGGAAAGTCGATGCGTTAGCAGCAGCGAAAGAATCTGATCCAGCAGAAGCTTGTGGTTTATTAGTTGTATTAAAGGGAAAAGAACATTATTGGCCTTGTAAAAATTTAGCGGATAGCAGGTACGATCAATTCATTCTTGATCCAACAGATTATGCAAATGCGGAAGATGCTGGAGAAGTTTTAGCTGTTGTTCATTCTCATCCTCAAACGCCTCCTACACCTAGTCAGGCAGATCTTATTTCTTGTGAAGCCAGTAAATTACCTTGGCATATTGTTAATCCAAAGACAGAATCATGGCATTATTTTGAACCATCTGGATATAAAGCAGGATTATTAGGAAGACCGTGGGTTTGGGGCGTTACTGATTGCTGGAGTTTAGTTAGGGATTATCAAAAGGAAAGAGGGTTTGATTTGAGAGATTGGGAACGTCCAAATGAGCCAGAAAGCTTTCGTCTTAATCCAATGTTTGATGACTGTTGGAAAGACACAGGATTTAGAGAAATGGAACCAGACGAGCCATTAGAAGAAGGTGATTGTCTGTTAATGAGTATTAGAGGTAAGGGATTAAATCACATAGGAGTCTATGCAGGGGAGCAAGAATTACTTCATCATTTACAAGGAAGATTGAGCAGTCGTGATCTTCTTGATGAATGGTTGATAAAATGTATAGGTAGGAGGATAACTTTACGCAATGCTTAGAAAAATCAAACTTTATGGGCCTTTAGCAAAGTTTTTAGGCAAAAGAGTTTTAAAAGCAGATGTTTCTAATGCAGCAGAAGCTGTTCAATTCCTGGTTGTTAACTGGCCTGAATTAGAAAGGCACATGCACGATCAGTATTACAGGGTTGAGCTTGCTGGAACGGATTTACATTTAGATGAATTACATTATCCAGCAGGAGCAGATGACATAAAAATTGTTCCCTGTGTAGCTGGAGCTGGAGGAGGATGGGGAAAAGTAGTTTTAGGAGCAGCTTTAATTGGAATGGCTTTTGCTACTGGTGGTGTGACGGCTGCTGCTTTCTTCAAAGGAGCTGCTGTTGAAGGATCTTTAGCTGCGGCTGGGATGTTAACAAAAGCAGCCGTTTACATGGGAGCAGGATTAATGCTTAGTGGAGTTGCTGACATGTTAGCTCCGACTCCTAGAACACCAGAGTTTGAAGAAGACGTACAAAATTCGTTTTATTTTAGTGGAGTTGTCAATTCTGCAAGACCTGGCACTCCAGTCCCTGTATGCTATGGAGAGGTTCTAACAGGGTCTACGACCATATCAAGTTCCGTTGATGTCAACCAGGTGGAAGTATGACTCAAATTATTGGTTCTGGTGGTGGAGGTAAAGGAGATAAGGGAGGAAATAAAACTCCAACAACAGCTCCTGACTCGTTAGACAGCAAAAGTTACGCAAAAGTTTTAGATTTATTATCTGAAGGTGAAATTGAAGGATTAAAAGATGGACATAAATCTATTTATTTAGATAATACTCCATTACAAAATACTGATGGAAGTTATAACTTTGAAGATGTAACTATAACAACAAGAGAAGGAACATCAAGTCAAACAAAAATAAACGGATTTGATGAGGCTTCTAATACTATTTCTGTTAATACTGAGGTAACAAAAACAGGAGATGGAACTCCAGAAAACCCAAATATAGGTGTAACAAGGACAGTTTCAACTTCTGACTCACATGATGCAGTCAGAGTTCTTATCAGAATCCCTGCGCTTCAAAAGATAGAAGATGATGGAGACATTATTGGAACGTCAGTAGCAATTAAAATCCAAATGCAAGTTGATGGAGGTGGTTTTGTTGATAAAATTTCAGAAACAATTACAGGGAGAACAGGTGATCAATATAAGAAATCTTATTTAATAACATTACCTGCTACTTATAGTACTGGTGTAGAAATAAGAGTTTTAAGAACAACAGACAATTCAGGAGATGCCAAACTTCAAAATGCAACTTTTTTCGATAGTTATGTTGTTATTACTTATACAAATAATACTTATCCAAACTCTGCGTTAGCTGCTATTCGTGTTAATGCAGAACAATTTAGCAGTATTCCTCAAAGGTCTTATATCATCCGAGGAATTAAAACAAAAATACCTAACAATTGTACTGTTGATAGTAATACTGGGCGTTTAATTTATGACGGAACAGCATGGAATGGTACGTTCCAAGCTGCAACTTGGAATAGCTGTCCTGCTTTTGCACTTTATGATTTATTGATTTCTAATCGTTATGGGCTTGGCGATCATATTAGTGAAAGTCAGCTTAGTAAATTTGATTTTTATGCTGCTTCAAAATATGCGAACGAATTGGTTGCAGATGGGTTTGGAGGATCAGGACAAGAGGCCAGATTTTCATGCAATATCGCAATAAGAAGTAGAGCTGAAGCTTTTGATTTAATCAACTCAATGACCTCTGTGTTCAGAGCGATGAGCTACTGGAGCGCAGGAAGCTTGGCTATTTCTCAAGATAAGCCAGTTACTTCTAGTTCTTGTTTATTTACTCTTGCAAATGTAACTCCAGAAGGTTTTGTTTATCAGGGCAGTAGTCAGAAGACAAGAGCAACAACAGTTGTAGTGAAATATTTTGATATGAACCTTAGAAATTATGCGTATGAGGAAGTGAAAGATGACGCAAGTATGTTTAATGGCATAGCGAAGTACGGAAAAATCGTAAAGAACGTAGAAGCTTTTGCTTGTACCAGTAGGGGGCAAGCGAATCGGGTCGGGCGGTGGATGATCTACTCGGAGGCTCAAGAAACTGAAACCGTCACGTTTGCAACCAGTATTGATTCAGGAGTTATTTGTAGGCCAGGTCAAGTTATAGATATTGCTGATCCTGTTAAAAGTGGGTTTAGAAGAGGAGGCAGGATTAAAGCTGCAACAGTTTCTGATATTACGGTAGATGGAACAAATGGAGTTGATACTGATTTACCTCAAGGAGATTCACTTGGATATACAAGAACACTTCATGTTCTTCAGCCTGATGGATCGGTTGAATCAAGACCAGTTAGTAGTATTAGTGGTTCTATCATTACAAGTGAGACTGATTTTTCCACTGCGCCTAACGTAAATAGTCTTTGGATATTAGAAACAACTGGAGGAACTCCAGCTCAAAATATTCAAACAACTCAATGGAGAGTTATATCAGTTACCGAAGAAGATGGAAATGTTTACGCTATCAATGCTCTTTCTTATAACAGTTCAAAATATGCAAATGTTGAATCAGGTGTTGCTTTAACAGTAAGAGATTTTAGTAACCTAAATGAAATTCCTGCTGCTCCTACTAATCTAAGAATATTTGAACAGTTATATAAAAAAGGAGATGAAGTTAGAAGTAAAATTATATTCTCATGGGATGCAGTTTTAGGTGTTAATGAGTATGAAGTGAGAACTAGAAAAGATTCTGGAACGTGGAGTGTTCATAGACAACAAGGCCCAGATGATGAAATTTTAAATATTACTTCTGGTACTTTTGCAGTGAAAATATTTAGTTTAAATGCAGCAAGAGTTCCATCTTCGACTGCTTTAACTGGAAGTCTTACTGCTGTTGGTAAAACTCGTCCTCCAAGCAATGTTACTAACTTTGCTTATACGTTGGATGCAAGACTTGGATTTATTCTTCATTGGGACAAGTTAGTTGCTACTTATCCTTATTTTGATGATTTAGATGTTGTTGGGTACGAGATACGAACCAGTGATGCTGAATGGGGTTTAGCAAATAATGATTATTACAATCCTGCAAGTCCTGTTTCTGGAGAGAACTTAATAGCAAGAGTTACTGCCAATACTTATAACCTTGGTTTTACTCTTGCTGGATCTCAAGGCTATTGGATCAAAGCTTATGACAGTCAAGGACAATACAGTGCGACTGCTGCTTCTCTTTCTATTTCAATATCAATACCTGTAGCTCCAGATGCTTCTATTACTTTTGAAGGAGATAATGTTGTTATTACTTGGGAAAAAGTTTCAACGACAGGAAGATATGCTATTTCTCATTATGAAGTTTCAAAGAGTTCTACCTTCGCAACTATTCTTGAAAAATTAGATACAACTGTTTATAAGAGAAAAGTTGATTTTAGTGGTGGTGCAACATTTTATGTCCGATCTGTTGATATAGCAGGAAATGTTAGTGCAGGAGATGTTCTTACGATTAGCAATGATCAGGCAGATGAATATGGATTAGCTGTTAACTACAACAGTGGAACTTCTGTTGAGATGACGTGGACAAATAGAGATGGAAGCACACCTACTGTTGCTTATGAATTAGCTCATAGTGCTACTACTGTTGCTGATTTTGCTTCTGCAACAAGTAATCAGCAGGTAAGAGGAACAACATTCTCTTATGTTGTTGACTGGAATACAAATAAGAGATTTTGGATTCGTGCTTTAGACGCTCAAGGTAATACAGGAGCAGAAGAGTATAAAGATATTAATTTTACTTTGCCAAGTGTTGTTCCTAGTTTCGACACAGCTTTTAAAGGAGTTGGAGGGAATGCTCTTCTAAAAAGTGAATTAGAACTTACATGGGGGGCAGCAACGAGAGGGAGTTTAAATATTGATGAATATGAGGTAAGAAAAGGTGCTACTTTTTCTAGTGCTGCTGTCATTGCAACGATTAAAGGTTTATCTACAACGACACAGGTTGATTGGAATGGGACTCAAAAATTCTGGGTTGTAGCAAAAGATATAAATGGGAACTATGGTACTGAACTTTCACAAGAGGCAACTGTTACTCCTCCAGCAAAAGTAGGTTCTTTCGTCCAAGAAGTTATTGATAACAATGTTTTACTTAATTGGACAGAAGCAGAATCAATTCTTCCGATTCTTTATTACAACATTAAAAAAGGATCTAGTTACGCAAGTGGTTCAACCATAGGAACAAAGCAGGGATTATTTACAACTGTATTTGAGACTGTTTCTGGGACGTTTACTTACTGGATTGCAGCAATTGATTCTGCAAATAATGTAGGAGAAGCTGAACAAGTCAGTGCAACTGTTAATCAACCTCCAGATTATGTTTTAAGAAAAAATGTTGATAGTACTTTTGCAAGTCAAGCATCTGTTCCTACAACAGTAACCAGTTCAAATGCCTTTGCTGATGCAGGAAACTTATTTGTCAATGTAGATACAACAAGAACATATCAAGATCATTTTATTGGAACAGGGTCAGCAGGATCTCCTCAATTCCCAAATTGGAACTCTTATGGTGCAACTGCTATTTATGGACTCCCCTCTGCTACTTCTGGCTTTTATCAAGAAATTCTTGATTATGGAACAACTTTGGCAGGTACAAAAATAGTTCAAACTTTGACAGGAGCGCATGAAGCTGGTTCTACTTCTACTACTCCACAAATTTCTATTAGTACAGACGATACGACTTATACGGATTATCCAGGTGCAGCTACAACAGATGCAAGTAATACTCATAGTGCATTTGGAACCAATTTTAGATATGTCAAATTCCGTTATGATTTTGCAAGTGCAGGAAATGATGACTTATTAAAAATAAGTGCATTTAATATGAGATTAGAAACTAAACAAAAAACAGATTCAGGCAATGGATCGGCTCTTGCAAGTGATACTAATGGGACAGTAGTTAATTTCAGTACTCCAGCAGGAGGAGGCACTTATTTTGTAGATGTAACTTCAATCGTTGTAACACCAAAAGGAACAAATGCTTTGATTGCGATCTATGATTTCGTTGATGCACCTAATCCAACATCGTTTAAAGTGTTGTTATACAACACTTCTGGCGTTAGGCAGGATGGGAATTTCAGTTGGACGGCAAGAGGTAACTAATGGCTAACTGGAGTAATCCTCAACTCACCAGTACATATACAAATTTCTTAGCAGAAGTAAAAGCTAGGGACGATGATCTTGCTGTTCAGTTTTCCACTGGCACGATTAGTAATCAGCCAACAGGTGCGATCAAGTGGGATGACAGTGCAAATAGATGGAAGAAGTGGAGTGGAAGCGCATGGGGAGAACTCGCAAGCACTTACGCACTAACAGCCTTAACGACAACTGGCACTGCTGGATTTGGTGGAAATATAACAATCACTGGAACGGTAGATGCTTCCAGTACTGTTTCGGGAACAGCTTTTATTCCTGATGGAAATACCGTTCCTGCAAATGGTGTTTATCTACCTGCATCTAACAGGATTGGATTCTCAACAGGTGGTACGCATAGAGCTGCTTTAGATTCAACAGGATTAAAACTTGGATCGGGAACAGCCATTTGCAGGTTAGAAGTTGACGGTGGAATTAAAGTTAATGGAGGGACAGATCATGGATCTCATGGATATACGTTTAGAACGAATGACACAGATGGAGGAATGTATTCTCCAGCAGATAATAGTATTTGCTTTGAGACGAACGGTTCAAGAAGACTAAGTATTGTTAGTGACAAGGTTGGGATTAATTTAGATAATCCTGCAGCTCATTTTCATGTAACAGGTGGTGGAGGTGGTGATACCGATTTTCGATTAGAAAATAATGATGGATATTTACAGTTGACTGTTGATGCTGATAGAGCAAGATACCAAGCAGATGAGCATCAATTTAGAAATCAATCAGATAATTCAACTTGGGCAACTTTAAATAGTACTGGCTTCGGAATTAATAAAACTCCTGCTAAGAAATTAGATGTTAGTGGTGATGCTGAAATATCAGGAACTCTGACGGTTGGATCGCTGTCAGGCACAGCAACATTAGCAACAGATCTTGCTATCAATGCTTCAAATAAAATTTTATATCAGGCAAGTAATGGAAATAGCTCAACATTGGGTGCTGGCACATCTGGTCAATTCTTACAATCAAATGGTGCTTCTCTTCCTAGTTGGGAGACAATTTCAACAAATGGAGAAGTTCCGATTGGTGGTGTAATTATGTGGTCGGGATCTGTTAGTTCGATCCCTACTCATTGGAGCTTCTGTAATGGTCAAACTGTAAATGGTCACGTTACTCCAGACCTAAGAAACAGATTTGTTGTTGGTGTTCACCATGATGGAGCAGATGCTAATTGGCCTAACTTAGATGTAGGAGATACAGGTGGTAGTGCTGATGCAATAACAGTTAGTCACACTCACTCGACTAACTCCACTGGATCTCATGGTCACGGTGTTAGTGATCCTGGGCACCACCACGATTATGATCGTTGGTACAATCAAGAAGTTAAACATGGTGACGCTTCAAACAGACGTGCGCCACGGACATTAAGTACTACTTCTGATACTAGTAACAAAACAACAGGTATCTCGATCAACAGTGGTGGTTCTCACAGTCACTCTGTTAATAGTAGTGGTTCTTCTGGAACAGCTAAAAACCTTCCTCCTTACTACGCTCTTTGCTACATAATGAGAACTTCTTGAAGTATCAAAGTTCTATTCGGGATGATACAAGTTCTGATGCGTTTGAAGTTGAAATAGAATTTACATTATTAAAAACAGTTGATTGTAAAAATAGTAAATTAAAAAATATATATATTAACAAATTAAATCGTTTAAAAAATGAAAATTTTAATCGAGTAAAAATTCCAAAATTTACTTATTCTGTTGATGGTACTACTGTTTTTTGTATAATTGACTTTATAAAAGGCCAATATATTAATACATTAGAACAACAACAAATAATCTATGAAGATATTGTTTGTCGTAAGTCGGATTGGACTTTTGTTGATTACCATAATGCAAATTTCATTATTGAAGAAGGAACAGAAACTATTTATTCAGTAGATTTTCAATCATATCGTTTCCATCCTAATTTAGAAAAAAGAAAAAAAACTTGGGCTACTTATCTTCAAGATTCATAGAAATGTTCTTCTGGATTATCATTGCTCATAATAAAACTTGTAATAATATATTTATTTCCTTTAATAGGAGATAAACCTCTATGTGGATAATTCCAAGAAGCAGGAAAAAGAATTAATTTCCCTTTTGATGGAGTTACTTTATAGCCACATCCAAATTCAGTTTCACCTCCTTCTTCTACTTCATTTAGATACCAAATACAAGCAATTGTTCTTGTCCACCCGTCAGGATGAGTAAATGCGTCTACATGCCAATTGTAATAATCTCCTGGTTTGTATTCTTTGACGTTATATCCATCATCTTTTATTTTGTTAGACCAAAAAGCAATATTTAAAAATTTTTCTAGTTTTTCATTGTATTTATCAATTTCTATTTTTAATGAGTCAAAAAGAATCTGATCAATATCTTTCCAGTCATTCAAAACACTAATGTTTAAATCAATTGATTTTTTTACGTCTAATAAAACTTCTCCTGATGTTGTAATGCCTGGAGCTTTTCTTTCATCACGTTTGAATTTTAAAATAATCTCTTCACAAATTTCAGATTCTAAAGCATTAGGGTTTTCATGGATAAGATCTTTGAAATCTTTCAAATCTTCCTCTCTTCTGGGTTTGATAGGTATTATTAGACTATCCTAAAGAAGATCCAAGAGGGAAGGAAGTGGCTAACAGGAAAATTACGTCATTAGTAGCATTAGCGGCTCCTGCTACTGATGATGTTTTACCGATTATTGATATTAGTGAAACAGGTAATGATTTAAAAAATAAGAAAATAACATATGGGGAACTGTTTAAAAGTCTTCCTGATGGAACTGCCAGCGCACCATCTGTAGCATTTAACAGCGCAACATCAACAGGTTTATATCGTAGTGCAGCTAATGAATTATCAATAGCAACGAATGGTGGTCAAGCGATAAAAGTTGAATCAAATAATAAAACCACAATTTATGGAGATCTTGTAGTTACTGGATCTCAAACTACAGTTTCCTCTACAACAATCACTGTTGCTGATAAAAATATTGAGTTAGGGACAGGAAATAGTTCTGATTCTGGGGCAGATGGAGGTGGTCTAACTCTTAAAGGTGCAAGTGATAAGACTTGGAATTGGGTTGACAGTACAGATGCTTGGACAGCTAATCAGCATATTGATGTAGCAACTGGAAAAGCTTATAAGATTGCTGGTACTCAAGTTATTACAGCAACAACATTAGGATCTACTGTTGTCAATAGTTCTCTTACTTCTGTCGGAACTCTTGGATCGTTAACAGTTACGAACGCTGTCACCGCAGGTAGTTTAGATATTTCTGGTGGAGCTGATATAGATGGGACGTTAGAGGCTGACGCTTATACCGTTAATGGCACAGCATTGAATGAGTACATCGCTGACACAGTTGGAGCGATGGTTTCTAGTAATACAGAAACTAATATTACTGTTACTTATCAGGACGCAGATAACACTCTTGATTTTGTCATTGGCACGTTAAACCAAGACACAACTGGAAACGCTGCTACTGCAACTGCTCTTGAAACTGCAAGGACTATAGGAGGTGTCTCATTCAACGGTACTGCGAATATCAATCTTCCTGGTGTCAATCAAACGGGAAATCAGAACACTACAGGCAGTGCGGCAACATTAACCACAGCGAGAACGATAGGTGGTGTTTCTTTCGAT